CGCCCCCGCTTGCGCGTGGTCAGGCGTGGCGGCGGCACGGGCTTCGCGCTCCAGGCGGCGAACGTAAGCAGGGAATCCCTTGGGTTCAAGAAGAGGCGGGGTTGCATCACGAGTCTCGCGATGACGTTGCATTGCTGCAACGTTTGACGCTTCCTGCTCGCGTCCAAATGCGAGTTTGCGCCGCAGTGTTTGAAGCTCTTGGCCCGTGTAGGGCTTGACTTCTGCTTTTTTATCCAACAAAATTTGCTCACTCCTACTACTTAGCCGTGGACGGAGAACAGCTACAGAGGGGCCGGACTGCAATCCGGTCCTTTTTTTTTGCCTGGTGCCGTTGGCACCGCTTGCGGCTCAAAAAGGTATTTCCCTCTGTTACTGAAACTGAACGCTACTGTAAAACGTGTCAATGGGCATTGTCAAAGCCACTGTTGCCAACACGCGCTCTGTAGGAGCGCTTTGGATGCCGGGGGTTCGCCCTTCGGGCTCCCTCGCTATTCGCTCGGCTTGAGCCGCCCCCGTTCCTCTGTTCGGGCTCAGTCGGGGCGGTCTTCAGGACGGTGTTAGCAACGTGCAACATATTAGCGTGGACGCAACAGACGATCACGCAGAATTTTCTCGGCGGCCTCACCCATCGTGACGGGCTTGCTGTCGGCATTCTTCCTGGCGACATAAGCGCGCAAGGCGTCAGCAACCTCCTTCGGCAACTTAATCGTGACAATCTCCAGGCCCTGGGCGGCGTCCCTAGCCCGCTGTTCACGCTTACGAGCCGCAGCAGCTGCTTTCAGCGACTTCTCATCTTGCGGCCTGGTAGGCGGTCGACCTGGACGCTTCGGTACACCAGGCAACTCGGAAGTAACATCGTCCTTACGCATTGAGCTTCTCCACCACCGAATTCAACGCCTGCATCTCGGCACGCTCATCGTCAGAAATTGGCGACCGAACGTCCCACGCTTTCAATTCGGATGCGCGCATAAGTAACGCCAAACGAATATGCCGCACTTCATCAGCTGTCAGTTCGATAGTCATAGATCCCCCTGTGAAAGAACCTTTATTATACGTGACTTGTCACAAGAACGGGAGTATTTTTTGTGACTTGTCCGATAAATTTATAGGCCTATTCAGGAACAACGCGAGCCGACAGGATTAGAACCAGGTCCGTTTTACTGTTCGTCCCTTCCTGATTCCTCCAGGTCTTCGGCAGGAACGAGAAGCCCGCATCCCCACTGGAAGACTTTGCATCGTCCAGGCCGCCAATCACCAACACTTGACCGTCCGCCACTGAGACCGACGTTTTAACCTGACGCTTGACCAGGGTAGGCGAGCCAGAGACCCCCGTCTTAGTCGCCTGGAAGGACGACACCTGACCGTCAACCAGGAGGGAAAGACGACCGGACCCAAGGACTTTAGGCAGTACGTCCAGAATCACACCGGAGGGGCGATACACAACGTTCTGGATTGGGTTGCCGACCTGGTCACGGCTGCTACTGGCGATAGTGGGAGTCTCATCACCGACCGACAGCGAAAGCCTCTCAGCGTCGTCACCCACCACGCGGGAGTTAGAAACCTGACGGAACCGACCATCACCGGCCAACGCCTGAAGCACCAGGTCATACCGGCCAGCCCTGACCGAGAACCGCCCATCACCAGGCTCAATGGACACGCCGCCCAGGCGATCAGCCACAGCATCGGCCACCAGGGAAAGACCACGTGCATTCGTGCCGGTAGTCGTGACCTCGACAAAGGACGCCGACACTTCCACGACAGACGCCGGGACGTCCAGCTGCTCGACCAGGTCACGCACGGAATCAGCCTGATCCTCCAGGACCGAGACCACCAGGCGAGATCCGCCACCGGACACAGCGACGGGCGCACCGTAGACCGTGTTAAGCACCTCAACCACGAAAGGGACCGCCCGATTCTTGAGCGTCAAGACCTGTACCTTCTTCTCAGCCTGGGGAGCTTGGACAACAGCAGGTTCCTCAACTGCTAGACCAGGTGCGGCCGGCGCCAGAGGTGCGGCCAATGCCGGCGACTCCGAGACCAGGGGCATTGACCCGCCGACAGGTGCAGGCTCCAGGAAGAAGATCGAACCACGCTCCACCGCCCTGATCCCGTGCGCCTGCAGCACGTTCTCAACGAAGCCAGGCACGGCAGACAACTCGATAGCCTTAACGTTGACCGTAATCTTCTTCCCGCTGTTGACCAGGTCACTAGAAACCACGAAGTCACGACCAAGCAGGTTGCCATATGCGACCTTCGCGAAGTCCATCAACGGAACCGCTGTGAAATTAAAAGCCACCGGCTCCGACCGGGCCGAAGACGCAAACACGCAAAAAGACACAAACAGGGACACAAACAAGCGCTTCATTTCTGAACTCCCGACACTTCGATATTGCCCTCAAGGACAGCCGACCAACGACCGTCCCCATGCGTGCTAAACGAGACAGGCGTCTCGATACGTCCATCCTCCAGGAAGATCAACACCCCGGACGAGCGACGCAAGAAACCGAGCGCCCCTGTGGGCTTGTCATGAACCTTGCCGATTGCCTTGACCGGCGATGGAGTGGGAGGGGGATCAGATGGCAGCAGGAAGGAACCACCCAGGCCAAGGCAAACGCCGAGGGCCAAAGCAAGAGCGAGAAACTTTGTCATGTGTGGATGCGGAGGCTTGAGAGGTAACGCCCGAGGCTTGACCAAAACTAGATCGCCATGCCCAGGAAGGATAGGACCCTGCACGCCGTCAGGAAGCCCGATGCGGGCCGACAGATGCCAGGCCGAGAGCAAGCAGTGTGTGCCGTGCGGGTAGGTCTCCGAGAAGACCTGTGTCGTGTTGTAGGCGTCGTGCAGATCGTCGCCCTTGAATATCCAGCGATCAGCAACCAGGGCGTCAGGGTTCGACCCCAAGCGGACGACAGCAACGTGCACCTTCGGCAGATTGCCCGACACGGCCCCGGCAGTCACGGCGGACACCAGGCCGGAGACGACGGGCACCTTCATGCGGTCCAACCTGGTCAAGCGGACCACGTACTCAAACAGGGACTCGCGTAGCTGCTTGTCCGCCTGGTTGATGTTCTGCATGATGAAGAAGATATCCCAGCCATACTTACGCGCATGGATCATCCACTCCAGCAGTTCGGCCCTCCCCTTCTCAGAAAAGTTCCTGGTGTTGAGCCAAGAGCCGCATTCGTCCAGGACTAAAGCGCCGTTGTGCGCCTCATCGAAACCACGCAACATCACCGGCGACTTGATCGGTGCCGAACCCTTCCAGCCATCGACCGTATGCACCAGGTTAGGTTCAAAGGAGACGAACCGATTGCCGCTACCGATCATGTACAGGTCGGCGGCGCTAGGCTTGTCCGGGATGCGGATGACCGAAGCCGTCGACCGCTCGTCGGCCATGTGCTCCAGGAAGACGTCGCAGTTCGTAGCGACGCGCTTCCCCGCCCGCAGGTATTCGCGCAGCTTTTGCATACCGGCTTTGCCCTTGCCCGCACCGAGCTTGCCAGTGATCGCGTAGACGGCCATTACATTTTCACGATCATGTTGATGGCCTGCTTTTTGATCACGTACAACTGGCACACGATCCAGACCGAGATGTAGCACCCGACGGCGGACAACGTGACCGTGTTAAACGCGATGCCCAGGCCCATAGCAACGGCCTGGTGAGCTTGAGCCATGCCGGAGATGGACGCCGCACACACGCCGGATACACACGACATCATCGCGGTGAACAAGGCCACGCCGAGCGACAACGCGACGGACCAGGCGGCGAGCCTTGCCGCTTTCTCCAGGACAAAGAAGCGGGCAAACAGTTTCAGGGCGACCGAGAACAGGCCGCCGAGGAAGGTAGCGAGTAAAGGCATGGGTTATGTCCTCATTGCTGTTTGCACCTGGTGCACACAGCCCAGGACGCAGAAAAAGGCGATGACGCCGGAAATGAACAAGCTGAAGGTATCGACCGCCCCACAGATCGGGACGTTAATCATCTGCCCGGTAATCGGGATCGGGACCTGCGGATTGATGCAGGCGGCTGTCGGAACGATCGGGAACCAGTTCTTGAGCCCAATCGAATCCTCCGTGATGGCGTCGACAGCAGCCATGCCTTTGTCATTCTGTTCCTTCACCTGGTTGATTTCAGCCTCACCATCCGGCGTGGGCGCAGTGATAGGGCCGAACGCCGTTCGCAATACCTCCAAGATCGACCGCTGCGTCACTTCCTTGTTGTAGTCCTTCGGAATCTCCAGGGGCGGCGTCTCAGGAGGCGGAGACGGTACAACGACGACTTCCCGAATGATCGTGGTGTTATTGGTGACGTTGTTGGTCGTAGTCGTGACGCGCTCGACAGTCGACGGAAAGGTAATCTGAGGATTGTTGACAGTCGCGCCAGGCTTGATAGTCGGCGTGACGGTAGGCGACTCCGTGACCTTCTCAGTTGAAGTACTACCGTCAGCGTTGGTAATCGTCCTGGTAGAGACTTCAGCAGCCGGAAGCGTGACCGCCTGCGTGTTTGGCATCGACACAGGCGCATTGCGTAGGTCGAGCGGATACGTACCAGGTGTTATCTCCGGGTTCACCGAAGGATCGAGACCCATGATGTTGTTATAGAGGCTGGGAATCCGACTAGGACTACTAGCCGTCGCCGCCTCAGTCGCAGTAGTCGCCGTATTCTCACCGTCTACAGAAGGCGTCGGAGGCGGCAACTGAGAAACCTTGTAGCTTCCCTGCATGACCCAACCGCAACTGACACCCGCATCCCGTCTGTAGCTCACAATCTGAAAGCCAGCCGGAACGGAACCACCGCAGCCGTGCGCCGAAGACGGCAATTCCTTGTAGACCGTGTAACCGGCTGATGAGTCGCCAGTGTAGTTACCCGGATGCGGATACGCCGGGAAATTCTGATTCGTACGCGGGACGACGCTCTCACAGACCACGGCACCAGTACCCACCGGACATGGGATCACACCCTGCGGCCGGATCAGATCCCAAATGTCCTGAGCCACCAGGGCCGCACCGACGAACGGAATGCTCCGCGCGACAATCCGACCCGCAGCCCTTGCAATCGCCGCACGATTGGCCGCAGCCTGAACGTTGACAGGGACCGACACCGCAACACCGCTTGGAATGCGAACAGTGACCGGCCCCGAAGCCGTGGCAGTAACTCCAGTACCAGTACCGGCCACGGTAACGCCTGGCGTATTGCGAACGATCCTGTTGATGTGATCAAGCCCGGCGTAACTCGATGTGTACTGAGCCGACGCCGACCCCGCGGCCCCGAACATTCCCAGGAAGGCCAACCCAATGACTGTATGTTTTCTCATGGTCACCCGCACAAATGAAAACGCCCCCGGAGGGGCGAGGAGCGAACGTGCCGACGCGATTACTTCGCAGCGCCGAACGATTTCTTCATCATGCGGATGCCCCAGAAGCCACCAGCGACCAGGACGGCCACGGTGAAGGCTGCGCCGATGTAGGACGTAGCCTTCGCACCGAGTTCAGTGATGGCGTCGACGCCAGGGTCACCACCTTGAGCCATCGCGTGGCCTGCGGTCACCAGGGCCAGAGCCGGGATCGCCGAGACTTTCAGGGCTGCTTTTTTCATTGCTGCATTCATGGTTTTCTCTTTCAGAAGATCGGCGTTAATAGAATCCAGGGTTGCCAACGCCTGGAAGCAAAGAATTCAGTCGAGGGATTCGATGGCCTTCCTGGTTAGACGTATCCAGGAACCCGCCGCATATCCAAGCCCGAAGGCAGAGAGGCAAGCGCTAATAGCGATGGTCATCGTCATAGACCGGCCCTCTTGTATCGTTGAACCAGGAAGCGGACAAACAAGACGCCGCCGATCCAAAGACCGACACAAGCCAGGACCGGCCACACCGCCGCCCATAGGACGCTCCAGTTATTCATTCGTGATTCCTGAAAAGCACCACCACCAGGAGGACCAAGGCGGCGACAACGGCGAGCAAGTCAGCGATATTCACCGCTGTTGTCCCGCGATCCAGCCGAGGGCGAAACAGCAGACGACGGCAACGCCTAACAAAACTTCAGGCGTGACGGCTTCCATTACGCAGCCTTAGCGAGAGGGAAAATTTTCGGGGTAGAGAGGAACTTGAAGCCGACGACAGTAGCCGCAAGAGCGTTGCCCTTGCCTGGACGCATCTTTACATCGACCTCGAACAGGGACGGCAGATCGTGAGCCATCAGGGATGCGAAGACTTCAGGCTCAACCATGACCTTCATGGGCTTGCAGCCTTTTTCTTTATCGCTGGCGACGCGGTAATCGTTGGACATCCAGACCTGGTGCAATTTCTGGACTTCGCCGGTTTGGCTATCAGGAATTTCGTACTTATCGCACGAGAGAATGAGGGCGGTATCAGCCATGTTGTTTCCTTGTGGTAATTGGTGAGTTTGTCAGTCAGACCGCACCAAACCCCGGCCTGATGTCCGAGAATGTATCTCTCAATGTTTACCGCTGTCAATGCCCATTGACATGCACCAAGAATGAAAACAACACTCGACTACTTGAACGAGGTCATCAAAAGACGCGGAGATATCGGAAATGACAACCAGCTCGCCCTATACCTGGGAATCACCAGACAAGCCGTGCACCAGTACAAGAACGGCCAAAACATGTCCGTCCTGGTAGCCATCAAAGTAGCTCGATGCCTGTGCATTGAGCCGGTGGAAACGGTATCGGCCACCCTATACGCCCAAGCGAAAAGCGAGGATGAAAAACAGTTCTGGAAGGAACTCTACGAGGAGGCCACCCACCGAATTTAATTCGACCTGGTCAACTGGAAAAACGCTCTCGAGCGCAAAAATCGACTCCGCCGGCGCAAATTAAATTCGGTCGATCACAGATTTACCGGATTTTGTCGGACCTCTCGAGCGAGCCTAGAACGGAACAAATCTATCCATGAGACCCGCCAAGTACTCAACCACGGCCGCATGGCCTCCAGACTCCGCGCGCTCCAGGAGAATCTGGCGAACATCGGCTTTCTGATGCAGGACGCAACGCCATTGCGTCGCCGTGATGCGGACCAGCTCGGCGGCGTCGTCGGCCTCCTCCTCGGCAATCTCTTCGTCCGACACCTGGACAATACCGAAAAGCTCCTTGAGACCGTCCGACCAGATGATTTGCCGCTTGCCGAAAAACGCCTTCGCAAAGACCACGAACAGCGCACCGAAGCGCTTGTGCGAGCCGTCCGCACTTCCGTCGTGATACAGCCTAAGCAAGTCGAAAGGAGTCAGGCTTTTAGCCTGGCCTACCTTGCTATGTTGCTTTGCCATCTCGGAGCCGACACCCCAACGCGGCTCACGCCCGAACTTAGCGACGTACTCGGCGGCAGACTCCATGACGACGACGTTGACGCCCCTGGCCCTGTTCGGCAAGGGAAGGCCAGCAGCCAGGCAAGCGGCACGCCACAAGGCGAACAGCTCGGACCGGAGTTGCCGCAGCCTGGTATCGGATAAGGGCTTCGAAGTCAGCCAAAGGGAATGCTCATGAGGATGCCAGCCGTTAGAATCGCCGTAAGTGACCTCCAGGGCACGAACGTTACCAACATGGCCCATCCGCTGGACTAGCTCACGATAGGCCCTCTGGCGGCGCATACGTGCCCTTGCGTCGGAAAAACGAGCCAGCCAGTCGGCCAGATCGTCGGAACGCTTGTGCGAAGTGGTCAAAGTAATCATGTACAGGCCACCACCTTGCTTCTTGTGCA